TATGCTAAGCGTATAGCCCAATCGCTACGACGCGTCGCGGCACAAAAACCGCACTTACCGCAAGGAACAACGACTTCATGCTCGATCAAAAATTTAATCTCGGGCAAGCGGATCAGGATATCAAGGCCGAGGTGCTGAATTCGAAAGAATTTCAGAATGCGCTTCTGGAAATCCAGAAGAATTTTATGGAGGATTTCAAAATCACTCCTGCACATATATTGGAGTTCGTTAAAATTTTATTATTAAAGGTAAAATGAGACATTCTAGAAAAGGTCGTTATGCTCGCCGCCGTAGCGGTGGTAAGGGCAAAAGAATGCGTACCTACACAATGGCCCGTGGTGGCATACGGTTATGAGGTCAAAGCGCAGTAAACGTAATCGTCGGATGAATCGCAGTTTGTTGCGTAAATCTGGCATGAATCGTTCGCAGGTTCGGCGTAAGATGCGTTATGTTAGAAAGAGGTACCGATGAGAAAGTTCATTTATGCTTCTCGGCACATTCGCGAGGTTTACAACTTGGTGAGTAAAACTCGTAAGCGTTGGTTAGTCAAGGGTATGCTTTCGGGGTGTGTGGTCGTGCTTGACAATAGTCAATTTGTATGGTTTATCCCGCAGCGGGTGCGGTGGAATGATTGGCCGGAGTATTTGATATAAACTATGGAGTGTCTTAATCCGAAATATATTGCGAAGCATGAAGTCGTTGTTCCTTGCGGTAAGTGCGGTTTTTGTGCCGCGACGCGTCGTAGCGATTGGGCTATACGCTTAGCATACGAGCGCCGGTTGCATCTCTCGTCAATGTTTGTGACATTGACTTATGCGGATGCACATTTGAAATGGGCGCTCGGTCATCCTCAATTACATCGTGAACATGTCCAACTGTTCCTCAAGCGAGTGCGCAAGGAAGGATACGAGTTGCGCTATTATGGTGTTGGTGAATACGGGTCTAAGACTTTTCGTCCTCATTATCATCTCTTGATTTTCGGTGATGTTCCTGAAGAAGTGATTAGGCGGCAGTGGTACCACGGTCAGGTGCATATTGGTAGTGTGACAGAGCAATCAGTGATGTATTGTCTGTCTTACATGATAAATAAAAACGATTGGCGACATTCGAAAGGTAGGGTTCGGACCTTTAACATGATGTCGAAAGGCATCGGTAAGAATTACCTAACTCGGGCGATGGTGGCTTGGCATAAGAGCGGTCGTAAAAACCATTGTATAGTGGATGGCGTTAAGCGTCATCTGCCACGTTATTATAAAACTAAAATATTCTCGAAAGTTGATCTTGTTCGTATTGCTGTTCGTGATCAAAAGCAAGTGTTCAAGAATTTGGTGGCGTGGATACGTCATCCCTTGCGTCGAAAAATGAAAGACCCCCTTAATTATTACGAACAGGTGCGTCGTCAACAGGAATCGAGGATTCGTTTCAAAGCAAAATCTAACTTAACAATTTAATGGGATTCGAAGGTTTTGAAAAAGTGAAGTTGCGTCGTCCGCAGCGTTCTACTTTCGACTTGTCGCACGATAAGCGGCTGACAGTGCAAATGGGTTATCTCTACCCTGTATTAGTTCAAGAGGCTGTGCCCTCTGACAGTTTCCGGGGTTCTTCGGAGTTGTTGGTGCGGTTAGCGCCGCTCTTGGCTCCGTTGTACGATCAAATCCAGGTGTACGTGCATTATTTCTTTGTGCCAAATCGTTTGCTCTGGGATGAATGGGAGACATTCATCACGGGTGGGCAGTATGGACCTAATGATCCGGAGGTGACTGCTCCTCCGGTTGTTCCTCAGTTCAGCGTGCAGCAAGCGCTTACTGCAAATCCTTTGCAGTTTATGAAATCGCGCTTGTCTGATTATCTCGGTGTTCCGTTGTTGCAGGATTTGCCTAATGCTCCGGACCCGGAGGATTTTACCGATTGTTGGCTGGATTGTTTGCCCTATTGTGCATACCAAAAAATTTGGTATGACTATTACCGGGATCCTAATTTGGTGCCCGATGATGTGTTTTCTTCGGTTGCTCTGCCTATTCCGTCAGGTGACATGGTTGATGGTGATTGGTATGATCAAATGATCGACTTTCGGTCGCGTTCGTACCGTCACGATTATTTCCGGTCTGCTCTTGTCAGTCCGCAGCGTGGTGCGGAGGTTATGATTCCTTCCACAGTTAATTATTTGACGTTGTCCCGTATTCGGGAAGGTGACGGGGATCTTCCATCAGGTAACGGGTTGGATTCTAACGTATCCGGTCAGTTAATTCTGGAAGGTGGTGTTCCTGGTCGTTTGGAAAACTTGGATACTATCGGGCCGTTGGTAAATGATTTCCGTTCAGCCTATGCGTTGCAAGTATGGCTTGAGCGCAACGCCGTTGGCGGTGCGCGTTATACCGAGTCTATTCAGGCACACTTTGGTGTGCGCCCTCAGGATTCTAGACTTCAGCGTGCAGAATACATCGGTGGTGGTATGGTGCCTGTTAAAATATCCGAGGTCGTTGCGTTGGCAAACTCTCTCAATGCCGATGACGAAACAGTGCCTCAGGGCAATATGGCCGGTCATGGCATTGCTCACGGGAATACGAATAATTTTGAGTTCTTTGTTCCTGAGCATGGGTTTATCATGGGTATTCTTTCTATCATCAATCCGCCTTCATATCATCAGGGTTTGCCTCGTATGTTTAAGCGTCGTTCGTTCTTGGATTATCCTTGGCCTACGTTCGCCAAACTTGGCGAACAACAGGTGGACGACGTTGAGATCTATGTTACTCCTGATTCTCTTGTGGAGGATACTAACGGTGAACTCCCTAACTTCGGTTATCAATCGCGCTATGCGGATTGGAAATATGTCCCTAATACACTTCACGGTGACTTTAAGGATACTCTTCTGTTCTGGACCTTCGCGCGTGTCTTTGACACCGGAGGTCCTACTCTCGGATCGCTCTTCGTAAACTTCGACCCTGATGTCGCTGAGCGTGTCTTCGCTGTGCCGTCAAACCCTGCTCAATTCTGGATTTATCTCCACAATACATGCGAGGTTAAACGAGCTCTACCTTACTTCGGAATGCCTAATACACTCGGATTCTCTTAATTATGAAAACTTTCATTCATATTTGTAGACACAGAAAACAAGTGTATGATCGGGGAACAAAATCCTTTAAAAGGATGGTATTACGTGTGATCTGGGATGTGTATTATCCGGTTCAACAAACTTCACAACTTCAATTATGGTAACGCTCTATGTCGCTCGGCCTATTGGCCGGCAAAACTTCTCTAAGGAGAAAAATCTGACTGTACCTAATCAGTCTATGTCTCTGAAAGATATTCTCAATCGGTTTATCCGTCGGGAATCTCTGCCCGTTCAAAAAAACGGTATCTATAATGATCAGCTTGGTGATCTGGAAAAAATGGCTACCGAAGATGTCACTATTCAAATGGATCGTGTTAATGATCTTCGTACAAAAATCCGCGAAGCTAATGCGCGGATGAAACAAAAAGCTATCGACGAACGCGATGCTCTAATCAAAGCTGAAGTCGAAAAACAAAATGCTGCCACTCTTGCGAAAGCAAATGATATGGCTAAATCTGCCGGGGGTACGGGGGCGGCGAGCGCCCCGTAGTTATGCGTAAGCAAACGCACAAAAAAAAATGAAAGGCTCCACTCGTGGGGCCTTTCTCATTAAAAATGAGGGTCAACTTGTTGACCCGAACACACACACACCGTGTGTAGGGTACGTAGGATTTCCGGCGACGACGACTGGGCACCGCGCGACGTTCGAGCTTGCGAGTAGGAGCCGCGAACCACGAGGAGGAAGCTCTAGGGAAATCCGTAAAACATTAAAAATGTTTTAAACCCTAAAAAAATTAGTTAAACATAACTAATAAAATTGGTGTCCATAAAATGGAAACCGTCCCAGGGAAGGAAAAGCAAAGTTAATACTTGATTTACTTTGCTAAGTGACACCGTTCTGTTTATCATTGTATTATGGATAAAACTAAAACGGGGTCTAAACCCGCTCCAGGAGCGGCAATCCCATCGGTAGAACACTACCGTAAAATGATCCAGCAGGATCTAAAAACTGCCCGGGTGCTTTGTCACTTCGTCTCAAAGTATCCAGCTGTACGCGATGTAATTCTCGTCGAGCTTCAGGATCGAGTACCAGGACAGACACATGAAACGCTGGAAAGGGAAGCTGAAAAAGCTTTTACCTTTCTTACTTATGCTCTTGAAACCTCTGTCCTTCTTGACAGTGTCGCTGATGTAACTCAAGGTCTCGCGGATAACTTTAAACAAGCTCAAGCAAATGCCGCTACCATGGCTAATTCCGGCGCTCACGCTCGCGGCTAAGGGTGTACAAACTTGGATTGATCATCGACGCGAAAAAAAAGCTGTCGAACGTCAAAATGAGTACAACTCACCCCAAAATCAGATGGCCCGCTTCCAGGAAGCAGGGCTTAACACTAATCTTATGTATGGTCAGGGTAACCCAGGCAATCAGTCTGCCCCTCAAAACGTACCTAAAATGTCTCCGCAGGCTATCGATGAATCGGTCGGTATGTATAATCAAACCCGGCTTACTGATGCCCAGGTATCTGCTACAAATGCAAAGACTCAACAATCGGTCGCGCAGGAAGCACTTATCCGACTCCGCACACAAATCGAGGCTACAAACCCGGTTCTTACTGAATCCGGTCTCAAAGCGCTTACGGACGGATTTCTTGCTTCTGCCGCTATAAAAGTCTCTGACGCT